ATGATGTAGAAAGACAGATCAAAGGCTTTGTATCAAAACGAATAAAAGGATCCGTTAGACGCAACATAGACATTAACAGGGGAGATATACGTATACCCGAACACAAGTTAAATGAGATACGTAAAAACGAAGGAAAAGATCGTGAGCTTGTAGAAATGTTTTTTAACTCTATATTTTCTAGTATAGATGAAAACGAGGACGAAGAAAAACCTTTTGATATAGAAGACAAATCAAAGGAATATAATATTAACTTACTTAACAAATATATATTATCTTTGATGAGGGAATACCTTAACGATCGTGAATACGATGTGTTGAGGATGAGTTTCGGATTAGACTGTGATAAAATACCTGCTAAAAAAATAGCAAAACTACTTGATATTCAAGGTGTTGCTGACTTTGTTAGGGTATCTCAGATTAAACGTGAAGCCCTTGATAAGCTAATAGATAACGTAGACCCAAACCAAGTATTAGATTTTATAAATGATTAAACCATGAGCACCACACTTACCAAAACCGAAATGCTAAGAGAGTTGTACAAGAAATACAACCTCAACCAAGAAGACACATTCAAGTCTCCGCAAGGCTGGACAATTATTACAAGATCAGGTATTGATAAAATACAGGCAACTGCTGATATCAATATTGATTATGAAGTAATTGAATATACGCCTGGTGAATCAGCCGCTGTTAAAGCTGTTGGTCAGTACGGAGAGCAAATTATAACTACGTTTGGAGAGGCATCACCTAAAAACTGCCGCCAAAGTTATGTACTTGCTATGGCTGAAAAACGAGCTATGTCACGTATCGTGTTAAAGCTTACAGGCTTCTACGCGTTAGGCGTGTTTGGCCAAGATGAATCAGAGGATTTTGTTGACGCAAGTAAATATGAACTAAGAAAACAATTATAATATGAGCCAAGCCAAAGCGCTTGACCGTCTGAAAAATGACGAGGACTATTACGGTGAATTTGGAAAGAAGTACCTATCAAACTCTGATATTGGTACTCTTTTCAAAAACCCGTTAGATCTAGGTAAGCCAACCGAAAAAACAGTTCCAATGCTTATTGGCGGTTACTTACACACGTGTATACTTGAACCTGAAAAACTACATAAGTTTAAAGTTGTTAAGGCTAGTAGCAGAAACAATAAAGAATACAAAGAGGTATCTCAAGGTGAACTAATACTGCTTCAACATGAAGTTGATGTTATTGAAAAGCTTAGGGATATTATACTTGATAACGATATTTGTAGAGATCTTATTCAGGCAGAGGGTAATGAATATGAAAAGCCTGGCGTTACAGAGTTGTTTGGAAACAAATGGAAAGGAAAAGCTGACATTGTAAACCACAGTGAAAAGCTTATCATTGACATCAAGACAACCTCAGATATAGATGGTTTTAAATGGAGTGCTAAAAAGTATAATTACGATAGCCAAGCTTATATTTACAGGCACCTGTTTGGCTATGAATTTATTTTTATTGCTATCGACAAAACTTCATATAAAATTAATATATTTGAATGTTCAGATAATTTTTATCTAGCAGGAGAAGATAAAGTGCAAAGAGCAAGTCACATATATGATTTGTTTTATAAAACAGAAGGGTTTGACCCTAAACAGTATTTAGAAACCAATACATTATAGATATGGCAATTATTTTAAAAACAAGTATTAATCTGTCTGACATACCGAAAGACAAGATTATCGATGGTAAAAAAGGTAAGTATTTACCTTTGACTATTACCATCAACAATGAAAAAGACAAGTTTGGTAACGATGGACCTATAACGGTTGCTCAGTCAAAAGAGGAGCGTGATGCCAAAGAAGCTAAAACTTATTTAGGCAATGTACAAGTCGTATGGACTGATGGTGTTGTACCACAACCAACTCCACGTGACGGACAACCTCAACAACAGGCTGCGTCTCCTGTAGCAAACGACGATCTACCATTTTAATTTAATTTTCAGTTTAAGACATGCACGTTAACAACGTAGAGATCAATGGATTTGCGATTGAAAAATTCAATCAATATGAACTTGAAGTGGGTAAAACACAAGGTACTTGTCCTCTGTGTTCTCACGATAGAAAACCCGAGAATAAAAAGCTTAAGTGTGCTAGTTATGATTGGGAACGTGGTCTCGGAACATGTCACAACTGCCATCAAACATTTCAGCTACATACTTATAAGCGTCGAGGTGAAATAGATAAAATCTATGAAACTCCCGATCATCAATCACCACTCATCCAAAACCCGAAAGTTGTAGCTTGGTTTGACAGCAGAGGTATATCTCTTCAAACCCTTAATGATTTAAAAGTCAGCGAGGGTTTGGAGTTTATGCCACAAACGGGTAAACAAGAAAACACAATTCAGTTTAATTACTTTATAGGTAATGAACTAGTCAACATCAAATACAGAGATGGTAGAAAAAACTTTAAGCTTTTTAAAGGAGCTGAAAAAGTATTTTACAACATTGATGCCACTGTAGGTTATAACACCGTTGTTATAGTTGAAGGTGAAATGGATGTTCTTTCATTTCATGAAGCTGGTATTAAAAACGTTGTTTCTGTACCTAATGGAGCTACACTTACTAATAACAACTTAGATTATCTTGATAGCTGTATAGATTATTTCTCTGATAAAGACAAAGTCATTATAGCTGTAGACAACGACGAAGCAGGTCAAGCGTTACAGTCTGAACTAATACGACGTCTTGGCGCAGAGTTGTGCTATACACTCAGTTTCGACGACGTCAAGGACGCAAACGATTATTTACAAAAATATGGAAAACAAAAACTGGCAGAGCATATATCAACCGCCAAACCAGTCCCGCTTGAGAATGTTACAACATTTAAAGACATCGAGCACGAGATCGTTGATTTCGTCAATAACGGTTTTAAGCCTGGATATCAAGTTGGTCTTGATAACTTTGACCGTATCTTTTCGACTTATACTGGTCAGTTTATTACTGTCACTGGTATTCCTTCTTCCGGTAAAAGTGATTTTGTCGATCAAATGGTTGTCGGATATAATAAGCTATATGGCTGGAAAACAGCGTATGCTTCTCCAGAAAATGCACCTACTTACTTACATGCCCACAAGCTATTTAGAAAAGTGTGGGAAGGAATGCCTAGTAAGACAGACATTGGAAGCGCAAAGTGGGAACAAGTAAAAACACATATAAATGATAATTTTTATTTCATTGATATGGACCGTTATTCGTTGGAAGCGGTCCTTAGAAAGGGAGCTGAACTCGTAAAACGCAAAGGCATTAAATGCTTAGTTATTGATCCATTTAACAAAGTAAGAGACGTTGATGCTAAAACAGAAGACGTCAATAGATACACAATGGAGTACTTAACTAAAATTGAAACATTCTGTAAGAAATATGATGTTTTAGTTATAGTAGTAGCACACCCAACTAAAATGTACAAAGACAAAGATGGACAGATTGAAGAACCTACAATGTACAACATTAAAGGTGGAGGTGAATGGTATGACGCATCTTACCACGGTATATTAGTTCATCGTGACTATGAAGCTAAAACTGTTAAAGCAAAAGTGCTTAAAGTTAAGTTTCAAAACCTAGGTGAAAACGGAGCTGAGGCTCATTTTAAATGGGAACCTAAGTCTGGATGTTTTATACCGCACGAACCTGTATTAATAGAAAACGAAGCAATGCCTTGGGAATAATATGGCCAAGAAAAAACACTGGACAACTAGCAGTTTATTAGCGCCCGATTATGGAGAATACGAACCAAACAAAGAAGAACGATTTGCATTGTACTGGTGTACAGACAATAAAATCATTATATATGCTGACAGTAACGAGAATGGACCATGGCACATTAATATCAAAATCAAAGAGAAAATACATAAGTCTCCAGAAAGATACGACAGAAACGAAGTAATTAAAAAAATATTCGAATTTTATTTATACTATGCAAACAAATATAGACCTGAGGACGAACTTTGAAAATGCAACTCACGCGTTTGAATACTGGCTTGAAATTATTAAACACAGTGGTATTAAATTTCAAAACACAAAAGCTTTATTTAATATAGGTTTTTGGATTGAAAATCCATTAGATAATGTTGTTTATCACCGCGATAGACCTTGGAACCAAAAGTATGCTGACGCTGAATGGGAGTGGTATTTATCAGGTGACAATAGGCTTTCTACTCTTGGCGAAATATACGGAAAAGTACCAGCTATTTGGCAGCGTATGGCTGATGAAAATGGGCGCGTAAATTCTAATTATGGATCACAATGGAGACGTAATAATCAACTTGAATATGTAATTAATCTTCTTGAACGCGATCCGCAAACACGGCAAGCCTCTATAAGCATCTATGATGCTAAAGAAAACATTGATTATGCTTTTGATACGCCCTGTACTTATGCCGTAAACTTTTATATAATGGACAATAAACTCTACATGTCCGTTATGATGCGTTCCAATGATTTATGGTACGGTTTTCCTAATGACCAGTATTGCTTTTCAAAGCTGCAACAACTTGTAGCTCAGAGGCTGTCTATTGACGTTGGTCAATACTATCACTTTGTTAACAATTTACACCTATACAATGACAGACTCTAATAAAAAATATTATATTTACCATATACCAGGCCAGAAAGTTGGTGTGACAACAAATCCCAGGTTGAGAGTTGAGCAGCAGCAAGGATATAAACCTAACCAATATGAAATACTTCTTACGACAGAAGATATAGATGAGGTTTCAATTAAAGAAATAGAGCTTCAACAGATGTATGGTTATAAAGTAGATCGTAAACTATATAAAAATCTAAATAATAAAGAAATGAAATTAAATGCAACAGAACAAACAACGACGTTTCCTGTTTCAATAGATGATCTTCCTGCTTTCTTAGAAGAAAATATAGGTCATACTTGGACAACACATCTGGGTCATTTTGAGTTAACAGAAGAAGCTAATCGCTGGATAATAAGCAATATATTCAGATCACAATATACACCCGATCGTTGCTACATATATAATAAGGCTTTTTATGAGGCTTTTATTCAGGGAGGTCCTATGGATCAGTTCAACGATGAAAAGTCCCTTATAGGAGGTCTAACGATGCCAGATAAGTCTACTATCGGCCCGTCAATGAGGGATATATTTCCATTGATCAGACAATGGGCAGATGAACGTGGCATATATGATAAAGGAGATGAAAAAACGCAGTATGTTAAACTTATGGAAGAAGCCGGAGAGCTTGCTCAGGCTATACTTAAACAAAACAAAGAAGAAGCCGTTGATGCAATTGGCGATATGGTTGTTGTTCTTACTAACCTTGCAGTATTCGTTGGTGTTGATATTGAGGATTGCGTCACATCAGCTTATAACGTAATTAAAAGTAGAAAAGGTAAAATGTCTAATGGAACATTTGTAAAGCAATTATGAATAAAAAAGAAATAGCTTTTAGAGATCCAGTTGTAGAACGCGTAGTAGATAAATTTGTTGAGCGTTCTAATGTTGGTTTTAAAAAATACAAAAGCACGTTGCATGATGAACGTACATCAGGTAAAAAAGATTTACTTGGTTATTTAAATGACGTTCAAGAAGAACTTATGGATGCAATATTATATATTCAAGCCGCAAGAGAAGAGCTAACAGAGCTTGGGCAAGAAGAAATTATAAGACGTAGCAACCCTTGTTCAAATCATGCTTTTGAAGAAGACGACGAACGTATGGATATTATAGGTCAAAATGGAAATGATGGATTGCATTATGATGAAAGTCATGATGGATATATGCTAGATAATGACAAAATATGGGGAAGCGAGTGAGACAAAGAAAAAAAGGTCCTGTACAAGCTAAAAAGATAAAATATGATGGAATTAATTTTGCATCTGGCCTTGAAAGGCACATGTACATGGCTTTAAAAGCAGCAAAAATAAACGCACAATACGAAGGTGAAACTTACACGCTACTTGACGGTTTTGATTTTACGTCTGAATGCTATGAAAGGCAGTCAAATGGTAAAGGTGATTTTGCTAATCGCGGTAATAAGCGTGTACTTCCTGTTAAGTATACTCCAGACTTTGTTGGCGATGGCTTTATTATTGAGTGTAAAGGGCGTGCTAACGAATCTTTTCCTATGCGCTGGAAATTATTTAAAAGGTATATACAAGAAAATATGCCGAATATTACATTGTACAAACCACAAAATCAAGACGAATGTCACAGAGTAATAGAGCTAATTCTCAACGCGAAAAAGAAGTAGCTAAGCTTCGTTATGTAGGAAGACAAATAGATAAGTTTATTAAGTCTTCTATTGATCAAAAAGGCTATTTAAAATTTAAAGAGCTAGTTGAAGTTCAAAATTATTATAACATAAAAGTGTATGGTTAAAGCAAAAAAGGCAAATCTGGTCGTGTTTATACCTAAGCCTAAAAAAAGAAGAAAAAATATAAACGCAAAAACTAAATCAAGCAAAATTAAAACAAGCAAAAATTATGTCAAAAGATACAGAGGACAAGGGAGGTAGAGAATGGGAGATCAGTATAGGCTTTTATCCGGGTATATTATTTGGATCTAGAGTTTATGAAGAGCCAGAGTATGATACCTGGGTTTTCTATTTACCATTTGTAGATATCGCTTTAATTATTGAAAAATAAATATGGGATTATTTGATGAACGTGTAGCCTATAAACCTTTTGAGTATCCAGTTTATTATACAGAAGGTTGGCTAAAACAAGCACAGGCATTTTGGTTGCACACTGAGATACCAATGTCTGGTGATGTTAAAGACTGGAACGAAAAATTAAATAAATCTGAAAAGAATTTAGTTGGTAATATACTGCTTGGTTTTGCGCAGACAGAGTGTGCGGTATCTGATTATTGGACACAAAAGGTAGTTAGTTGGTTTCCTAAACACGAAATACAACAAATGGCTATGATGTTTGGTAGTCAAGAAACTATCCATGCTGTAGCTTACTCGTACTTAAACGAAACACTTGGGCTTGATGATTTTGAGGCTTTCTTACATGATCCAGCAACAATGGAAAGATTTGAAAACCTTGTAGCATGTGAAAACAACGACCGTGTTGGTATTGGTAAAAGTTTAGCTATATTTTCTGCGTTTGCAGAAGGTGTTTCTCTATATAGCGCGTTCGCTGTGTTGTATAGTTTTCAGCTTCGTAATCTTCTTAAAGGTATTGGTCAACAAATGAAATGGAGTGTGAGAGACGAAAGCTTACACAGTAAGATGGGTTGCCAATTATTTAGGCATATGTGTGAAGAGCAACCAGACTTATTGAGCGCGTGTAGAGAAGACGTAGTTGCTGCTGCTGACGCGATGCATGATGCAGAAATGAATTATATTGACAAAATGTTTGAGATGGGAGATATTGAAAACCTCAAGTCTTATGATCTTAAGCAGTTTATTAAAAAACGTTTAAATGAAAAGCTTATTGAGCTTGGGTACACAGAACTAAATGCTTATTTTGATTACGACTCAAAAGCAGCAGACAATCTTGAGTGGTTTTATCATTTAACTGGAGGAGTAACACACACTGACTTTTTTGCTATTAGACCTACAGATTATTCTAAAGCAAACGAAGGAGAAGACTGGGACGATTTATTTTAAAAATATGTGGAATAACGATTGGATTAAAGGCGAGGATTACCCTATTTGGGGCGATACCGATGTATACAAAAAAACAATAACAGGAGGTTACTTGTTACCATGGGAAACCCCAAGAGATGCGTATATGCGAGTTGCGTCAACTGTTGCTAGAAGGTTGTACAAACCGGAACTTGCTGAAGTATTTTTTGACTATATATGGAAGGGCTGGCTAAATCTAGCTTCGCCAGTTCTTTCAAATACAGGTACTGATCGAGGATTACCTATATCGTGCTTTGGTATTGATGTAGGTGATAGTATTCAAGAGATTGGTGCTAAAAACTTAGAAATGATGCTACTAGCTAAACACGGTGGGGGAGTTGGTATAGGCATCAATATGATTCGTCCTGCCGGAGCTAAAATAACAAACAATGGAACATCTGACGGAGTGGTGCCGTTTTGCAAGATTTACGATTCAACTATACTTGCCACTAATCAAGGATCTGTCCGACGAGGAGCAGCATCAGTTAATATCAATATTGACCACCCCGATTTCTTGGACTGGCTTGAGATTAGAGAGCCAAAAGGTGACGTTAATAGACAGTCGCTCAATCTCCACCAGTGCGCTGTGGTCGGTGATAAGTTTATGCGAAGACTTGAACAAGGAGATATTGATGCTAGGACGCGATGGGGAAAGCTATTACAAAAACGTAAAGCAACTGGAGAACCTTATATCCTTTTTAAAGGAAATACAAATAAAAGTAATCCAAGAGCATACAAAGACAACGGACTTAAAGTTCATATGACAAATATATGTTCTGAGATAACACTACATACAGATGAAAACCATAGTTTTGTATGTTGTCTTAGTTCAGTTAATATAGCTAAATATGATGAATGGAAAGACACTAACCTTATATACCACAGTATTTGGTTTTTGGATGGCGTACTTGAAGAGTTTATTCAGCGGGCGAAAGGGCTTAAAGGCTTTGAAAATAGTGTGCGTAGTGCCGAAAAGGGAAGGGCTCTTGGTTTGGGAGTTCTGGGATGGCACACTTATTTACAGCAAAAAGGAATACCATTTGAGGGTATGCAGGCACAATTTGAAACAAGACGCGTTTTTAGTCAACTTAAAATTGAATCAGAGAGAGCTTCCCGTGACCTTGCTGAGGTATATGGAGAACCATTATGGTGTAGGGATACAGGGTTTAGAAATACACACCTTAGAGCTATTGCACCCACGGTATCTAATTCAAAACTTTCTGGAAACGTATCGCCGGGCATAGAACCTTGGGCTGCAAACGTGTTTACAGAACAGTCTGCTAAAGGAACATTTATTAGAAAAAATAAAGAGTTAGAAAAAGTCTTCAAAAAGATAGGTATTAATACCACTGAGACTTGGAACAAGATATTAGAAGATAAAGGATCTGTTCAAGATATTGCAGAGCTTGAAGATTACGGATATGTACAAGGTAAACTTGTAAAGCTATCTGAGTCTGCTGAAGATATTGAGAAGTATGGATTTGATACAATAAAAGACGTATTTAAAACATTCAAAGAGATAAATCAGCTCGAGCTCGTTAACCAAGCTGGTATTCGCCAGCAGTATGTTGATCAGTCTGTTTCTTTGAATCTCGCGTTTCCCTCTGTGGCTACGCCTAAATGGATAAATCAAGTTCATTTGGAAGCTTGGAAAAAAGGAATTAAAACGTTGTATTACATGCGAACCGAATCAGTGTTAAGAGGAGATATTGCTACAAAGGCAATGGATCCGGATTGCTTATCATGTGACGGATAAAAAAATAAAGGGGGATCTTTCGATCTCCCTTTTTTATTTGGTTAATATATTTGATAGTAGCAGTGAAACGCCTATAGCCGAACCTATTTTATAAAGCTTTTTAGTTCTTCTTTCTTTTTTTAAAGCTTTTTTAAGATCGTCAGATATTGATTGGTAGTTCAGTATTTGCTCGTCTTTTTGCTTTATAACTTGATTTCTATTTTCTATCTGTAACCTTAAGTTTTCGATAACCTCTTGTAGCGTCAATGATTTATCTTCAAGGGTTTTTATTTGCTGCCTTGTTACATCATACTGTACAAGAAGACCATCATATGTTACTAGATCTTTTACAACAAGTCTAGCTACGTTTTCACTTAATAGTATCTTTGTATCTATTTGCGAAAAACTTTTGAAGCTGATCATTGTTATAACGATCAATAGAATCAAGTTTCTTTTTAGTTTCATCTTGTATAACATCTATTTTATTATTAAGCTGTTCTATAGTATTATCATACTCAGTTACTTTTTCACTTAAAATAGCAGCTTTAACTATTAAGCTATCATTAGCTGTTTCTAATAGATTTATTTCAGATTGAAGCATATTGATCTGATCCTCATACTTCTGTATATCAAGCTTAGGTTGTTCTTTTAAAATAAAAAATATAACTAAAGTCGTAATACAGAGCAATATAATACTTGCTCTATTCATGTTTTATGCTACTAAAGCTTTTTTAAAAGCATCCCAATCAAACGCAGAGCCTGGATCTGTTTTACCTTGACCTTTACCTCTTACGTCGTCACCAGAACAGTCTGAGTGTCTAACTACGTTTTCTACAGGAATATTATACTCTTTAATCCACCATTGGCATACCTCAACAGCTTTGTCAAACTGAGCTTGAGTATAAGTGCCAGCTGTTTCAATAGCTTTTGAGAACGTACAGAAGTCATGTTCACCTGGCACTAATAGTTCAAAACCTAGAAAATGCCCGTTTAACATTTCTAAATCACCCCATTTAGATTTACCAGCATGTGCAGCTTTGTTAGGTGTTTCAATCATTTTCTCATAAGTTCCATTTGGATGAATGAAACCATGTACTGATAGGTTTACAGACTTTAAAAAGTCATGCGCTCCCATTGGACCCTCAGGCATTTTTAAATATTCTGCCATTGAGTGTACGATAATACCTTTAGGTTTTATAAATGCCATATTATTCTTTTTTACCAAATATTTTACCTGCTTCACCAATACCAAAAGATCCAAGCGTAATTATAACAAAACTGTTATAAATAAATTCTTGGACCACAAGATCTTTACCAATAAATCCTGTAACAATATCTGCAAGAGCAAATATTACCATAATTGCAAATGAAGCAAAACCAACAACTGATTTTTCGTTGATTTCGTTTTCGTCTTTAAAAATGTCTTTAAAAGCCATAGTTTAGTTTAGTTAGTTAGTTTTAAAATTGGAATCTGCTTCCTATAGTTGCCGCCCATGTCATAGGTAGGTTAGCCGTACTTTCTATAATATTAAATCCTAAGTTTACATAAAAGTTTTTAGTAAGATTAAAACTTCCACTTGAACCTATAATGAACATAGCGTTTGTATTATAAGTAAATTGTTTTGTACTCGTAGAATACATAACTGGATTTAAAGCCGTAGCCAGCATGGGTGAAACAGTGTACTTGTAAAAAACATAAGGCTTAGTAGCAAACCCTATCATTGTTGGCATAAACATAAAATCTTTTTGGATTTTCATCGCCATAATATTAGAAGCCCAACCAGCCGCTAAGTTATTTTTCATCAAATAAACCTTGCTTTTTCCAAAAGCCGCATTCAAAGTACCAAATGAATACATTGCGTTTAATGATGTAGTAACTACGCTTTTTACATTTCCACCCGTAGTTTTTGTTTTGTTTCCATCTCTAATAATCACCTGTTGTTCTTTATTCATAAAAGAAGTGGCTATATTGAGATTAAATTGCTGTAGGTTATCCCATATCATAATATTCAAGGAATTACTAGTATCACCAGATAAACTCGCTTGAGATAAGCCCACATTTGTTACTAAGTTTATAGAGCCATCTAAGGCAGACATTGTAGCTATGTTAGCGGCTACAATTACAGGGTTTGATTTTTTTGATCCCGACCCACTGTCTTCTTCATCTTCAGATTCTTCTCCATCATCATCATCATTTGAATCCTCTTCATTCTCACTTTCTTCTCCTTCTGAGCTTTCTTCTGTTGACTCGGAGTCATCTCCTGAACTATCGTTCCCCTCTTGACTTTCTCCTTCACTGGTTTCTCCCTGAGACTCTTGGCTGCCTCCGTCACCTCCTGAATCGTTGCTTCCACCGGAGTTAGAGGTTTCCCCTGTTCCTGCTGATGAGCTAGATTCAGTATTACCGCTTTGAGTCGCTGTACCACTGCTTTGACTTGTTGTATTCGTTCCTTGAGTTGGCGGGCTAACTGAACTAGCCGCTGTAGAGGCCGTGTTTTGTGTTGCATTTTGTGTAGTTGTTTGAGTTGCTGTTTGTGCGACTTGATTTGTAGAGCAAGGTGATAATGATTGCCACCAAGCATATGTTTCTTCTAACCAAGCCTGTAATTCACCAGACCTTACATCGTTAAAAGTAAACGATCTTGATCTGTTGTAAAAAACCACAACTGTAGAACCTTCAAGCGGTATGACTATTGTTTTTATTTCTCCAGTGCAGCGATCTACAAATGTCTGAACTAAAGATTGCGAGTGCGCCGATAAAATAAATAGAAAAAATAAATATAAAGTATACCACCATTTCATTAGTGATCAAATACGCCTTTGCGAATCATGCGTTTTACAACTTTCGCAACTGCAGTTTCTAATGCCTTTTTTGTAGACGTACCTATTGACGATTGATTAAATTTAACGTCTTCTAGGTTTTCATCATTAAGTAATGTTAGCTCTCTTGTTGTGGTTGCTTTTCCTAATCCTGAGCCAGTCATATATAAACCAGTCTCAGCATCAACCATTTTAACTTGCAAACCTAATCTTGTTACAAGCGTATTCTTTACACCATCTTTTAAATTAAGTGTTTCATCTTCTGATATAGAAAAATCATACACTTCTATATAACAAAAATACTTCGCAAGCATAATATTACCTACGATGTTGATCTCATTAGCCGTTAAGCCTCGTTGGCTAGCTTTATACTGCTTAACCATACGGTCTTTTATTTCATCTTTTGTTTCTACAAATTCAAAACGAAATGTTTCTTCTAAAAATGCTGTAGTAATATTTGTAAGTCCAAGTCCAACTCTGTAGTCTCCGAGCTCAGGGTATTGACTTAATACTTCGTCATTAACACCGATACTCAACAAAGCCACGGTCGTTGGATCCCCGTTGTATTCTGGGATGTCCCAGATTGATTCTCTTGATTCAAAATCTGCAGTGTAATCTTCTGTTACGGTTTTGCCTAAAACCTGTCCATAGAGAGCTCCTATTGAAGCCAACCATAAAAATAGAAATTTACCAATCAAGCCCTTCATCTTTGCGTTTTTCAGTTTCTGTTTTTTCTTTTTTAGGTTCTACATAAACCTTTTTAACTACAGTGTCTTTCTTTTGTTCAGGTATATTAATAATAATCTCTGGTTGCGCAACTTGTTCTTGTGTCGCAACTTCTTCTACCTCATCTTTTATACCAACTAAAGATTTTATTTCATCTATAAAAACGGTTGAAAGAGTAGTCAACACTACACCAACACCAGCTATTACTTGATTTTTTATTTGGGTTAAAAATCCCCCGCCACTTTCTTCGCTCATAATTTATATTTTTGAGAATATTTGATCACCTATTTTTTGATTAAACTCTGTTGTAACTTTTAACGTATAAGAAGACTTGGGCAAAGCATTCACGTACACTTTAAGTATGTTATCTCCTTGTGCCGCGGTTATTTTTTCTTGAGAAACAACTTTGCCAGAAATATCTTCTATTCTAATTCTATAAACGCCTTGAGAAGGTAGTTTAACATTGACGCTTACTTGATCTTTTACAATATAGTTCTCAAGTTTTAATCCAGCGTTTTCTTTAATAACTAAAGATTCTGGTACAAGATTATAAATATCGCCAATGTAAAACTCGTCTTTAGCACAAGAGGTTATAGCAATTAAGGCAAACAACGTGTATAGCAAATGTTTTTTCATATTATTGTATGTTTAGGTTTACTTTTGTTCCATTGTGTTTTACAGCGTCAGTAACTTTAAATGTTACAAGACCAGCTGTGTTTTGAATTGATACTTTCGGAACAAACACGAGTTTGAATGGTTTGCCTGTTTTAACGTTTTCCTCTTTTATATTTATTGTACCAAGATTTATTCTGCCGTCGTCAAAGTGTTTGGCAAAATTTGTCATAGTATTTCCAGTGTCAAAAATTATATCTTTAAACATTAGAATAGACTTGTCATAGCTTATGTTAAATTGCATGCCAGCCAAATCTTCTTTTGTTAAGTTTATTTCTAGTACTACCTCGCCGTTTACAAGTTCTGATACAATATCTAAATCAATTGTTTCTTGTGGTGCAGCCATAAGTATATTTGGCATCCTTCTTGATTTAGTTAAAGCTGATATTTCAGTGTCTGCATTTAAATTTGGCGTTGTCGAATGAGAAAGATCTGCATCACCCATTAATCCATGTGCAAAATTAAATGTGATAGGTTGATCATTTTCTAAGGTAAACGTTCTAGATGCTAACCATTCTTCTTCTGAATTTATAGGTGTACCAAATGTGTCAAAGAAACCAGATGTGTTCATTGACCCGTTTGCAAACGAAGTTATAGGATAAAATTCCTGAGCCTCACTGTTGTTTTGATCCGCAGCATTATCTAATACGCCAGCTATGTGCGCTAGTAAAGCATAACTGTCTTTAAAATCTACAGGATCGTTAGGACCTTGCTGATCTACGTTTGCTAGGCGTTTTTGTATGTTGTATTGAAAAACATTTCCTGTACCATCTGGCTCAGTGCCTATAGCTTGCTTAAATGTCTGCATTACATCAGAAACAGTTACAACATCATCTAGCCATTGAGGATATACGTTTGTTTGATTTTCTTGATTATACGTACCAGCTATAAAAACATTTACTATATAAGGTGTATCTTGTTTTAGTTCTGTTGTTATAAACTGGGCAGAAGCATTGAAATTACCTTGAATATAACTATATGATTGTTGAGTGCCTTCTTGCATTGATTGGTATTGCTCTAAGGTTTCAATAACAATCATGTAATCTGATATGTTTTCTGCGTTTGGAGTTTGTAACTGAAACGTTACTGTGCCAGCTGGGGTAGAGTTGCTAGCATTAAGATCCAATTCTCTTGATGGATCTGGAAACACGTCATAAGTATTAACGTTATTTGAATCTATAAGATACGCCCAGTTAAATCTAACAGCGTCAGTGTAGTCTGTAGCGTTAGTACCAGTGATATCTTTTATAGTAAACTGCTGTAAAAATAATTCAGGACCAATATCGTCTACACTTTGGATTGTAAATCTAGCTACGCCTTCATTTCCTCCTCCAGTATATGTCCATCCATTTTCATGCTGTTGAGTTAGTTCACTCCAGTCATAACCAGGCGCGCTAACATATGTATATCCAGACCAATAATTATGAGTAAAACTCTTATTGTCTGGGGTTGTAAGTTGCCAGTTAGGTGTTCCTAATCTAGTTAGTTTATCTAAATCCCATCCTATATCAAACTGAAGTAGCCTTGCTGTGACGGAGTTAGTGTTATCTATTAATTGGTATTTTATTGTTATTGTGTCTCCTACTACAAATGGTCCTTGTTCTAGTATTTCATGTTTTAGGTTAAAACTTTGTCCAAATGTTAATACTGGGAACAAAAGTAGAAACAATAGTTTTTTCATAGTTTTAGTTTGTCTATAATCTGATTACATAATCTTTTTAAAGCTGTTGAAACGCTCTGCTGATTGAACGTTCCTTGATTATTTAATATGATTGTAGACGTAATAATATTGTCGGCTGTAGCTTTTACTTTTACTTTCTTGCCATTGAACCGACCTTCAGCTATTATCTCAACTTGGTTGTTCGTTTTTGTGAAAACAGCCGCGTTGGTACTGGTTCTTTTAACGTCAAAATATAATAAATCGACCTCTAGGATCGATTCACTATTTTCAACTAGATCATAACCTTGATCCTGTACGAGCTCTTCTAATATGCTCTTAATACCAAATTCCAGGTTTCTATTTCCAATTAAATCTCCATGTACTATTTTATTGCTAATCTTGCCAATGGTTATTTCTTGGGAATAAACACAAAGACTTAATAATAAACTACTTACGCTTATTAGCCATTTCATACCACTTATGTATTGTATAGCCTATAGAGACTACTAACAGTAATATTTTTAAGGTCATTTCTATAGCCGTAAAAGACATGACTAAAGAAAAGCCATTAAGTAAATATATTTTTAAATCTTGTAAATCCATTTTTTTATTTTATTATTTTTAAAAACCTATGCTTAGCTTTTCTTTTTCAGACAAACCTTCTAATTTTTTAGCTTTTTTAGTTTTAGACTTTTCTGATCTTATTTGTTTTTTTACTTCAGCTGCTTTTTCTCTTTGACCACTGACTCCTAAGTCCCACGTATTCCAACCAGCTAATAATAATATTTTATGAAGAGTCTCTGTTTGCTCGTCATGAGCTGCTTTTATATTTCTTATTTTATTTAAAATCCTATCAGCTGGAATGTTGGCACCTACAGAAACTCCATTGGCTATAATGTCTAGTGCTGGATTATCAATATCTGCACCCATTCTTTCATGAACACCTTTGTTGTATCTATAAGAGTCTATCATTGCACCTATTTTTCTAGCTTTAATTCCTATTGGTGCAGAAACATTGGCTATTTCTATCATAGTATACATATGATCGGCTCTACCCTTGCCTTCAGAGCTTCTACGCTCTTGCTCTATAAATTCCATAGTTGCATTTTTAACCATAGCAACTACGGCGCCATAAACACCCGTACCTCTTAATATAGTGTCTAAAGAGTTATTAATTACTCGTTGAGTTTTAGTTTTTAATAATTCTTCTTCTTCCTCATCGTCAGGGAACATAAACGCAAATATTGCATTTTGTAACACAGAGAACATTATGTTCTGCATAGTGAAATAATAAGCAACCCTAGATAATTTTTGATATTTATTCCCTCTACCAGCTAGAACGTCTTTTATTTCTTTTGTCTGTATACGCGTCATTTGACCTGTTATGTTTTGAAAAGCTAAAAATAACTTTCCAAACATACTTACTTGCTGCTTAGACAGCCTGTCTGGTCTTGAAGATTGTTGAGATTCTTCTGTTTTTCTAACAAAATCTCTAAATGCTTTTTCTTGAGCTTGTTCTTCTGTAAGACCTTGTTTTAAGTAGGCGTTAACTTGATTTCTATAATAAGAAGCACCGCCAAAAGATATAGCAAATGCATCACCAGCCTGGGTAAATGAAAAACCAACTTGTAAAAGCTTAGATATTATAGATCTTGTACCGACTGCTCCACCTGCGTTTAAATCATCGGCTAAATCTTGCATGTTTATTTCTGTAGAAAGACCACCTCTTCTTTGGGCTAAATACTCACTTTTCATTAAGAACATAAAGTCTTCCCAGAATTGACGTTGATCTGCAAAAGCTTTCGATGCGGCTATAAGATTGTTGTTTTCTAAATCTATATAGTTTGAAAACGATATAGTTTGTAGTATTGCAGATCTAGTATGGAAGAACATCGTAACACCGACAGAACCTCTAAACCAGTTCCATAGCGCGCCAACTTGTGGATCAACGCCAGAACTTCTGCTTCTACCAGTTTCCATTCTGTACAGAGCATCGCCCAGCGCGTTTCTAAATTCTTTACCATAAACAGCCTCTACTTTATTCATGAAATCATCACTGAATATAGCGTCTTTAGCTTCATTAAACTTTTCGAAAAATCTTTGTCTATCTTTCTTGTTTAATATTTCACTTATATCGTTAGCTAGTCTACCAGCTGTAAAGTTTTTAGGGTCTTCAGGTACAATCCAAAATTCTTCGCCACTATTTAACTGTCTTAAGTCATTGGCTAAATCAAGAAGATCAGTATTGTCATTAACATACATCATCATGTCGTTAACTTGACTTTGAGATAATCCTAACTGCTCAGCAGTCACACCAGCTTTAGTATACAAGTATACCCTTAAAATCATGTCATTATCAAATGGACCCATGACTTTTTCTTTTAAGGTTTTGAAAGTTTGCTTGTGCTTTTTTCTTATGTTTTCGTAATGACGTTGTTTAGCAATCGTGTTTTTATTCATTGCTATAGAAGCGTCGTCAAACAGATCAAAGAAATTTTCTTTAAACCAAGTGTGATCTTCTTCTCCTAATTTTCCTTTTCTATAGAAATCTTGAACAAGTCCATGCGCGTCATCTGCGCCAGGAGAAATAATACCCCTGAAAAACTTCTTTCTTGTTCTTTCTAGTGCTTTAGCTTCAGATTTAGTAATAACTTGTGTGGCTTTTATTTGCCCACCAGTTTTTGCTTCAATCATTTGTTGTGGGCGAAGTGATCTTGCGTCTGAAACCGTTGTTTCTTTATTTGATACAGGATCTTTGATTTTTATTTTGTTTTCTATAGGCTCAACTTTGATATCAAATCTAGTTAGTCTTTCTAGTGGATCATCTGTAAGTATATTAAAATTAGGGCCATTAGATTGCTTGTAATCTGTTTTGTTTATTTTTTGATTTGCTATTTTAGTAGAAATATAAGCAGCCACGCCTTTTTCAAGTATTTCTCTAATTTTTTCTGTTCTACCAGCCAGTATTTCTTCTTTAAGCGCTTGATACGTAGTCTCCGTTGTTGTCACATGCTCATATGTCCATCCTGTTCCTTGTTTTATAGATTCAGTACTTTTGTCTTCTAAAGATGAATCAAAATCTGATTGTATATATTTTAATCTAGCGGAAAGTCTTAAAGGAGAAATTGATGATTCTTTTTGAAGTCTAAGAATTAATAATAACTCATCTATTCGGCCAGATTCAATCATATCTGTAATAAAAACCGTTAAAGAGTTTATGTTTTTATCTGTTCTATCACTTATTACTTGTATGTTGCTTTTATTTTTTAATTCAACACCTATATCTCTAGCCGCTGTTTTAGAATACAAGTAATCTAAGATATTTTTAGCGCTGCCTTTTTTATTTATAGTATCTCTAGTTTTTGGCCCAAGAGGAGAGGTGCTTAATTTTTTACTTATATTATTAGTAATGTAGACGATTGACTTACCACTACCAGAACCTTCTGTCTTATATTGTATATTTTTATCTTTTATATTAGGTATATTTTCAAGCATCCAATTTAACGTTGCATCTGCATCAGTAAAATCAACTATACTTTTAGTAGTCGTTTCTTTTAATGGCTTTATAACGTTGTCGTAGAATATTTTTAATTTTTCTATTTTTTGTTCTACGCTAAGGTTTTCTAAACTTTTATTAAAATTAGAAACAATTACAGGTAGTTTTTCTTTTAATGCTTTATCAAGAACATCTGTTACAGCGTTTACTGCTTTTTCAGCGTTTTCTTCGGTAGCATCCTCTGGTTTTTTAAATATACTTTTAAAAACACTAGTTATTTTGTCAAATAAAGATTCAATACCAAGATCGTTAACTGTTTTTTGCGCTGCTGCGTCTACTGCTTTATTAAAGCCCATGCCTCTTTTTAGCAGTTTTGACAGTGTTTTAGCAAAAACCTCTACAATAAAAGTGGCCATACCAAGAGGACCACTAAATAATTTTCCTTCTCTAAATTTTTCTAAATTTTCAGATAATTGATCTAGTCTCTTAATAGCCAACGCTATAGATCTTTCAAATCCTCCAGGAACTTCTTGCCCTAATAATTCTTGAGTTTGTCTAAATCTTGTTGCTACTTCTGGATTTAAAATAACTTTAGCTGTAGCGTCTTTGCCAAGTTCTTGAGCAACAATTTCAGCAAGCTTAACTTTTCTATTAGAAGCTAATGAAGCATAAACGTCTTCGCCTGTAAAATAATCGGCAAACTGCTCAGGCGTCATTTGTGCTTTCTTAAAAACACCCTTACCTACAGCGGTTCTTTCTCTAACTTGTCTACCAGTTTCATCTGTAACAGCCTCAAACATTCCAGGAAGTCTTTTATTAAAAGCCTCTTGAGGTATTTGATCAAACAAGGTGTCAAAATTATCTATAAGATATTGCCTAAATTCTTCTTTCTTTTTACCAAATTGTTCTTTTACTATTTCTGTAAACTTGTTTTTAAAAGCTTCAGATAATTCTTTTACAAACTTTGGATCTGATACAGGCGGAAGCTTTGTGGCTAATACACTTGCAACGCCAGTTTCTATTTCAGAAACTAAATCAGCTGGCATAGAAAGATCTTTGGTCATAGATTTAGAAGCTTCTTGCTTAACAACTTCTATATCTGACTCTTCTGCCATTATATCTCTTCTTTCAGAAACGTCTTCTTTAAATACAAAACCTCCATCAGCAGCCTTTTCTGTACCTTGTTCAAATATCCTTGGAAGTCTTTTTGGTAAGTTTTGTTTTAAATATGCACCAAATGGAACGCCGCTTTCTGGATTATAGGTATTTATTAGCTTAGAATATTCTTCATAAACAGCACTTTCAAACATGTCTCTGGTAAAACCAGAGGCTTCTGCGGTGGCTGGATTAAATTTGCTATTAATAAGGTTATTTACAAGCCCCATGTTATTTAAAGCAATTTCATTTCTTGCTCTATCTATTTGAGATGGCTTTGATTCTGGGTTTGTTATTATACCGAATAACTCTTCGTTTTTATTTGATATATCTATATTCTTTTGAGATATATTTTCTTTTGCTTTGTCTACTACGTTTTTTATTCTATTTAAAGCTTGCTTGTATTTGTCTTTATAATTATTATAGAGTTCATTATATTCTGACTCATCTATAATGCCGTCATTTAAATCTTGTCTAAGTTCATTTACTTTTTCAACATGTGCTCTAGACAGTTTACTCGCATCTTTTATTTCGTCGTAATCTTCTTCTTCAAAAGCATCAAAAAAACCAGCTTGATTAATAACCTGACCTTTTAATTCTTGCTCTTTTTGTTGTATCTGCTCTTCAAAAATTTTAATCATTTCTGGATTAGTAGCAGTGTTCTTTTTTTCTATAAGATCAGCTATTTCGTCAGTAAGTTTTTCAACTTTACCCTCGTCCATAACATATCTAGTGGTTGCTAATGCTCTATAAGCATCAGGACCAAGTTTGTCAATAGCGGCTTTACTAGATGATATAACTCCAGTACCAACAAGACCTTGCAAATAAGTTTCTAAACCTTGCTTGCTAAAAGCAAAATCAAATGCATCTTGAGCAGATTTTAATACCTTAGTTGGCACAGAAACGCCGTTTATTACACTTTCAATTTCTAGATCATAGTTAGCACCAAGAGATGATGTAGCTGTTTCTAAAGCTCCTTGAATCCACTCTGTTCCACCTTCTTTATTAGAGTTTATTAAAATACTTTTTGCTATTTCTTTTTTGCCAGAAGAAGCTATATTCTTAGTTAAAAATTTGGTTGTTCCTTTTAAAGCATATCTTTCAGCTAATGCCGCAGGAACAGCTAATGTAGTGGGTAACCAAAAATCAGTGTCTTTATCTTTTATTAATTGCTCTACAGCATCTTCTTCAGATAAGTCTTTATATTTAGACTTGGCTTTCTCTACATTATAGTTAGTTACCATACCACCTATCATTTCAGCCATTGGTAAATATCCTCCACTTGCCAAGCCTGTTGCTATAGAAAACCCAACTTCTGAACCCGCGCCAGTTATAGCAGCTAAAAGAGTTGCTGGGCCTTTTACATCTGTCAAACCCACAACTTGCTTTGTTCTTTTTTCAGCTTCTAAAAATTCTTTGGATACTTCTGCTTTTGATTTGTCTAAGTCAAATCCTAAGTTATCCAACATTTCTAAGGTTCCGTAAGATATACTAGTATAAAATCTTTTTAATCTTGGAGACGTAAAAAACCTAGCTTGGCCCTGTAACATTGGCATGTTAGAAGATAAAGCTGCTACAAAAGGATCGTCTTCTACTAAATCTTCATTATAAAAATTACTTACGATGTTAGAAAAGCTTTGCTTGGCAATATTAATATCTTTTTTAGCTTTGTCAACGTCTTCTTTGATAGCTTCGGATATAGGTCGTTCTGTTCTAGCTTTATGTTTAGCTAAAGCAGAATCTACATTTTCTCTTGTAAAAGGTAAACCACTTGTTGATAATTCGTTTCTTACAAGAAAAGGAAGTTTTCTTTTTTCTTCGTTATTTATTTCTTGTAACTCCAATGAAGTATCTTCCGATTTGGAAGCCATATCGGGTGCTGCAGTTGTCTCCACAGGCGCACCCGGAACCTGCGGTGGTATCTTTCCCGGCTGACTAGTTTCTACCTTGACAGCGTTGGGATATTTTTCTAAGAATTTATTTTCTAAATCTTCGGGAACATTATAAAGCTCGCCGTTAACGGTATATTCTAACATGAGTTTTTATTTAATTAGATCCATCAAAAGTTTTAACAGGTCTTTGCTTTCCAAAGTTTTCACTAATAGCAAAATTGCCTGTTTGTAGTCCTATCTGTGTTTCAAGACGCTGTTTTCCTTGGATCATCTGCTTATACTCGTTTGAATGACCAAGCAAATTGTATAATTCTTCTTCGGTTATTTCATCCGGCGTACCCATACCTGGTTTTTGAAAAAAGTATTTTCCTTCTATCTTTCTAAATCTATAATTCATAGGAACAACATCATTTGGACCTTTAATTCTTAATTCATAAAAAGGACTTGTACTTGTTATAATATTATTTTCATCTCTAGTTGATTCATCAATGTTAAGTATATTGCTTAGAGCTGTTGAAGATTGTTCTTTTGTTAATCCGGTAGGTAACTTTTGCTCTTTTACCTCTTTAACAGGTCTATTAAGTATTAATCCTGGATCAATAATATTTGTTTCCACAGAATCAAACATATTACTTATAGATTCATTTATATCAAAGCTTTTTCCTACATTAAACTTAACATATTGTGATAGATCTTCGTTTGATTCTAAATACTTAGAAAACATACCCATATAGCGATCTTTATATACTTTTCTTAGTTCTGCTAATTCAGAATCTGTTTTACCTGACCTATAGGCCGCTTCATAAGCCTGCTGATATTCCTTAAAATAACTGTCATTTTTTGCATCTAAATCTTCTTGATAAGCAGCTTTGTTAAATACTCTAGTGCTACCTAAATCTTTTAAATTTATATTGCCCCAACTTCCTGATAATTCAAAATCTAAACCTTTTGTTTTTATTTGAGGTTTTTCACCTTTTAATATCGCCGTTCTGAGTGCGGTTAATTTTGGATCATTTCTTAAATCCCACTCACTATTATCAACAGCCATTATTTCTCCTAACTTCGCGAAATTAGCTTTAGCTAACTTTATATCTTGTAGTATTTTAGCTCTTTTAGAGGCGTCAGCTGTAGCAAAATCATTAGAATCTATATAGTCGTTAAACATGTTTATTGCACCTTCACTTACAGCTGTATCAAACCCGTATATTGGGCTCATATCTGCCATACTGTACGCGGCGGCAAGCGCATCATCTTGTTCTTTTGCTAATCTTTCTCTTTTTTCTAATTCTGCTTGAAACGCATTTTGTTGTTGAGAAAAAGCTTGTTCAAAACCCTTACTAAACGCTAACGGATCAGCGGGCTGTATCATTGTTGGATTTCTATAGCTCATTAATTCCCATATTTAAAATTGATTGAAGAAAAAGGACCTCCATATTGGTTTGCAAAAGAAGAACTTAAACCACTAGCTGCTCCTGTGCTAAAATTAGTAGGAAGATAACTAGAGGCACTACCTAAAGAACTTGTAACGCCAGTTGCGCTACCTCCAATAGGATTTCCCGTAAATGGATTTGTACCGCCCAAAGCTTGAGCGCCAAAACTCGCTGCTACACCAGCTAATTGCCCTATAGACTGGTTCTGTGCCTGTCTTGCTTGCTGCTCTATAATACGCTGTTGATCTAACATGCCTTGAGTTCTATCTAATTCGGTCATTTCTCTAGACTCTCTAACACCGAACATAAATGATTGTCCGGCAGCTTGCGCTTGTTGCACTCTTCTGGCCTCACCTAATCTAGCCTGCTGTAAAGCTTGCTCTCCAGAAGCCCTCAACTGAGCGTTCTGTGCTTCTTGTTGCGCTATAGTAGCCGCTATACCTTGTTTTGATCTAGCCGCTGCTTGTGCTAAAGCTGTAGCACCGCCAGCACCAGCTCCAGTAGCTCTAAGGGTATCTAATGTACTTGCTAAAGAGATGTCAGTTTCCGCGGCTTGCATTTCAGCAGCCTGAGTAGTTACTTGTAAGTTTGCAAAAGGATTTGATATTAAAGACGACATATCTTGCACTCCAGCATACGGATCAATTATTTCTTGTCTATTAGCTTGAAGTCTTGCTAAATCCTGATCATATCGAGCAGCTGCTCTTCTTGCATCTCTTTTTTGTTTACCTGCAGAAAAAGCGCCTATAAGTGAAGAAACTCCTTGAGCTATACCAGCGATAGCCAAAGGAGCAAGACCTTTTTGAATGCCTTCTGGTCCAAATAAAAATTCTAAAATAATTTCTTGCATTTTAATAACTATTTACATTATAGTTTGTTGATATAGAAAATAACTCTTGGTATCCTGGTTCTTCATTATTAAGCGTTACTTTCATAAAATGACCCTTAACACCAGATATATCTTTACCAAAAACAACCTCGTTTGATTTAACTGGACTGCTATTTATTATGTTTGCAAAATACTTTTCATCGTATTTTTTAAAAGCAGACAAATTAATAATAGTATCTGTGTCAGCAACAGCGTTAATATTACTTTTTATCTCTAAACCAGTATCTTGAGTATCTGTTTCTATAGTACTTATATCCCATGTATTTGTTCCTTCATAATTAATAGTATAGAAGTTTTTGTTTACAGAGGCATTTTGGTTAAATATAAGTTCTATCGTCGAAGCGGCGGCTGTTACTCCATAAAAAGTGTTATAACTTTCTGTCGCGTTGTGCTTGTACAAATGACCTTTGTTGAAAGTATAAAAATTACCATCTATACTACCTCCGTTTTCTTGTATATAACTATATCTTGAAACCCAACCATTGTTTGATTCATCAAAACCTAAAGTAACGCTAGAGTCTGAATCAATAGTTAATATATATTCCTTGTTGTAAATATCCCAACTACCTATAACTTTATTTATTGTAGGATTGCTTAGTTCTTCTCTAAAATAACTACGCATGCCATAATTAGATATTTCTGTAATACCATCACCAGAAAGCCTTAAAACAGCTCCTTTCGGCCTATCAACAAAGTATTTTCTACCAGCATAAACAGCAAAGCTTTGAGGATCTTTACCTATGCCATAATTTGTTGCAAAACTTCTTTCAAGCGTTATCACATTTTCACCCTTTGTTGTTAAGCCTTGACCTTCTGCCGTGTATATAATATCTTTATCAATTAGCGCTTTAGAAACTTTTTCTTCTTGAAAGATAAGTAAGTTATCTGTGTCAGCATAAAGTTTTTGTATGGATCCATGTGTTGGGTCTAATGTTCTTGTTATTGCGTCTCCAGATGGAAATTGATTGGTGTTGTTTACTTTGGTATTATTATTTAATACGCCAGAATAAATTAAACTTGATTTTCTATTAATAAGTCCATAATCTTCATTAGTCAAGTACGCTTGAACACCATAGTCCATGCTTGTTTCGTTAAATCCGCCTTTGATTCTTGATTCTTGCCAAATAACACTAGGTTCTGAATTTCTTGATGGAGTTTTTAAATTTATACAATTAAAATAATTTACACGTACAACAAATTTATTTTCATTAGTAGCGTTTTCTAATTCATTAATTAAACCCTGCGTGGCGGTCTCGTAATAAATATCTATAACAGATTCAAAACCTTTTGTTTCAAGAATTCCTAAATCCGTATATTTCATGGACAAAGAGGGTTGGGTGCTATAAAGCTGAACACCGTACTCTCCATCTATTTCTCCTAATAAATATTTATTTTCTTTTTTGTATATACCAAACAAATCAGTGCTTGCATCTAATATGTCATTATTTATAACGGAAAAATTGTCTATATTTCCTATACCTGTTATTTTTACTGGTTCAAGATTTCCATAAACAGGGGATGCCAATTGAATATCTGTAGACGTCGAACTAGTTGCGTACGTGTCGTCTGTAACGTTTATATCTATTTCACCTACAACAGTTATAGCCGCCGTGCCAGAAATCTCAGTTAATGACACCGCTGATCTACTTGTGTCTGCCGGAATTACAAGATTATCGTATTGAAAAAATACTACTATAGTTTGACCAGTGCTTGGTATGCTTGACGGTGCAAAAGTTATAGATACGTCTGTTGGATCAAAATCAAACTGCGAAGATGATTGCTCAACTCCATCAACAAAAACAACCACGCCAGTGCAATCATTAGCAGTAAAACCAACAGAAAACGTTCCGCCGGTTGGTGTACCATCGCCAGCAATGTTTGGTTGATCAGCGTCTGGTATTACGCCGTTGTTTATTACAAACTTACTTGTTGTGCCGTCTGGAAACGGAGTAACAAGATTTTCAGTTTCATTATATATATGAGATACCGTTGCGTAACCAACTATATTTGTGAAATTGCCAACAACCACATCTTGGCCTCCAACTTGATTATTATTTGCAAAGTCGTAGTCTATTGCGGTTTTTTTAATTGGATCTGAAGAAGACGTTGTAGTTTTGTTAAAGAACGATTTATTTACTAAAGATATAGATACTTTAGTTTTTGTAGAATTTATATTTGTTTCTGAATTATAAGTAGACGTGTCAATTGGTATTTTATTTATGTTGTCTCCAAATATTGAAAAATAAGTTCTACCATTTATATGCGCGAATCCAGGAGTGTATACGTTATAATATTCTTGTTCAGCTTGTTTTACAACAACACTGTAGTATTTAAATCCTTTATTTTTTATATAATCAATATTACTATTAAACTCTAAAGCGAGTTGTAAATTGTAATTATCTTCTACTATTTTATCTAAAGTTATTGATTTATTTTGCCCAAACATTACGGGAGATGTTCTTCCGTAATCGTCGGAAAAAATAATACCAACCTCGTATGTTCTATTTGATTTAACGCCTAGATAATTTATATTCTTTGGCTCTGTTTTTACAACGAAAGGAAGTCTTTCACGTGTATTAATATCAAAACCTTGCGTGAAATTACCATAAACAACTCTATTACCAACTATTTCTTGAGCAATAGCTGTTTTAGGTACTTCATCATAAACCCTTATAAGTTGATTTTCTGGAAGTGTTATTTTTGGTTTTTCAGAATTATAAATAAAAGCAGGAACAGCTCCAAATTCATCAACTTGCACGCTATCTAAAAGCATCACAGCTGGAGAATCAGAAGATTTCATTAATATATCAACCTGGACAATGCCGTAAGATGTAGGAAAAAATCCTATCGCGCCTCCTGGACTTTTTGCTTGAATACTTATTGTTTTGGCTTTATTAGTTAAAAAATCAAGCTCACCTTTAGAATAAGCATCCTTAATTTGATCCTCTGTTAAAACATCAGTGTCTAGACCAAAAACAATATTTGAAAATGGAGAATAAACAGAATAAGTGTTATCTGAAAACTTGTAACGATATGCAAATCTTACAAATTTTTCTTCAATATAATTACCAGCGTTAGGATCAGTTGTTTGAATTGATACTGTTGGGGCGTGTTGAGGTGCTGGTTTGGCAACTGTTAGGTTGTATTCTTCAATAGAGCTAGAATCATAGCTAATGGTAGTATCTATTTTTCTAGGTTCATTTACGCCATCTGTAAAAAACAAATAGTTTTCTACAACATTAGCTTGCACAAAAGAGTCTCTGTCAAAAGCTAAAACGTCTGAAGAAATAATTTCAGAAGCTACAGGAGGATTTGCTTTTTTATCGTATTTAATTATTTTGCTTGAAACACCAACATTTTGATGTACAAAATAATATATTACGTTATTTTGATCATCAAAGCAGCTGCCAATTACTTTAGCACTATCATCTAAAGTAACATCACCACTAACTTTTTGGTTTCCTTTTATATTTTGAATAACACCAACATCGGCGCCTTCAGATTTTGTAACCTGTATGTTTAATGCATCTCGATACTCGCCCTCTGGCAGTAATCGGTCATCAAGACTTTTATTCATCTTTCCAGCAAGGAAAGTATTTTTAATCTCTGGCATTTAACTAGTGTTTGATTTGTTTTGATTTACCTCGCATAACCTGTGTAAGCTCTGGTAGTTTTAAATCATATAGCCTAAGTTTCGCATTACGCATTGCTGCTCTACGCTCTCTTCTAAATCTATTTACAATGTATTCAGGAACTTGGGTCATTGATGAAAGTATAGCGTGGGCCACGTATTTGTAAATAGCTTCTTCGGCTAATTTATGTACTTTCATTTCTTTATCTGTACCAAGTCCGTCAGATATATACTTTATAGTAATAACAGATCCAATTAAATTGCTTGTAAAGTGTATTGTTCCAGAGTTTTCGTTGATTATAAAATAACCATTAGCATTCATTTCTTCTGGATCTCCACCAAATCTTTTACCAAACTCAACAACTTTTTCTCCCGGATAATTAGAATTATAAAAGAAATTATCATTAATGTTTGTTTTAGAAAAACTGTTAAAGTCTAAAGACGTAAATTTGTCGTCAGTAATAGAAGTCGTGGTAATTAATCCGTCTTCATTATCGTAAGTATAATTAAAGTCACTATCTTGTGCAATCGCTTCAGACGGTTTAGATGTAAATCTACCTCTTGGAAGAGGATGCTCAATACCTTGATTGTCTATATAAGATATGGCTACATAGTTAACATAATCTTTAGGCATTGGTATTGATAAACTTGGACCAACTTCAACCTCTTGTATTTTTTCTACTTTAATTATATCAAAAGCAAACTCTTGTATTGCTCTTTTTGTATGAAATAATACGTCAGTTCTTTTTGCTCTGTTTATAATTTTACCATCTCCAACATATCCAACCATAAAGTTATTTACAACGTCTGCTAAAGATGTATATCTGTAATTACCGTATTTCTTTTCTTTTAGAGCAACAATAATTTCATCTTGAGATTCAAGAGTAATTAGATTTGAATTTATTTGAAGTGTGTTATTAGAAAGAGTATAGTATTCTTCTAAATTAACACCCACCAGCTGTGTACCGTCGTCTATTAGTTCTTCATTAATATAAAGTCTAATATCATTTTTTGTCAATGGAGACTCGTACAACGTAACCGTATAACTATACAGTGGCGTAGCTGCTACAATAAATCTCTCAGAGCCTGCGTAATATTTAAAATCTGTATAATCGTTAGGTATTAGTCCCATTTATTAAGAGTTTTCTAAAGTTATATTATTTGTTTCTTGCTGCTGAGCAACTTGAATCACTGTAGGATCTTTTATAACAACACCAGCTAAAGCAAGAATTTTGATTACTAAGCTTGTTTCTTCTGATTGATGGAGTTCAAAATCTGTTGAAGCGCCTGACGCATATATATAAGCGCCTGCATTTGTTTCACCAACTCCAGGTATTGTATAACCCCATACAGGATCTTCTGGAGTTCTAATATAATCTATTACACATCCAGTTATTGTATTAGGTAAAATATTAAAAACCTCTTTATCAAAATAATAAACAGGGAAATCTTCTGATGGCGCTGTAAGCTTAGAAGATGACATGTAAGTGTAGTCTGATTTTTTAACTTTCTCTATTTCAGCGCTTCTATCTATTGTGGCTAATTGTATTGTTCTGTATAAATTGCTTGGCGCAGAAAATTTTCCAGCTGCAACAGCCACAATGCTGCTTTCAGCAAATAAATCTATTTTTTCTTCAATATTGTCAGCTATATCACCGTATTCGCTATTAACACCTTGTATACTGCGCTTGGTAAGCTGTCTATTATAATCATAAAAAGACTTTTCAAACAAGTCTAGTTGTGCCTGTCTTCCAAGTCTATTGAACTGATCTGGTGTTAAGTAACCGCGTTGTTCTTTGTTTAGAATAGATAAAACTACCCTGTAAACTTTATTTACGTTTATAGCCATTTTTGTATATTAAAAAAAGTGGGGCCCGAAGGCCCCGGGCTTTTTATTTTAATCGTTTTTCAATTGTTTGATAAACTTCAACACCTTCGTCTGTTTTAAACCAGGCGGCTAATGCAGAGTAAGGGTTTTCATCAAATGGTACGGTCATTAGTATTCTACCGTTGCTCGCCCATTTAAATGTTCTTTGATCATCTGATAATTTGATAATATTTTCCTCTACTGCTTTTACCGCGATGTTTCTAACACCAACATTTTCGTCATTAGCAAGTTCTATGAACAGTTTTGGATTTTCCTTGACAAAGATTAAGAAATCTCTTTTAAGCTCCTTAGAAGTCATCTTATTGACCTTAGAACCAATCTCTACACGCATGATAGCTTCCATCATTTCGATATCCATCTGATTTGCGAGCATCAAGGCTTGAATTTCGTATTCTATTACTTCTAATTCATCCTCTGCTTCTTCTACTGGATCATACTCGTAGTAGATTTTGTCTCTTTGAGGATGATATAATGATAATAGTTTTTGTAATGGTTGTTTTTCTTTTGGAACAACTAAAGCTCCGTCTTCAAAAACAATGTGTCCTAATCTTTCAGGACCTGCAAATTCGTCTACAAACGGTGTTTTTTGGTTTGTAGTGTACTTAAGTTCTCTTTCGTAACCTTTTTCTTCGTCAAACCAAAATATATTTTTTGATTTAATCGTGTACGTTAATGGGGCAATGCCACCTTTTAGAAGATATACTCTATCTTTTACCTCCCAATTATCTTGCTTTTTAGCCATAATAAAATATAATATAAAATAAAAAAGTAAGAGTTACCCCTGCCAAAAGACAGGGGCAAACCTTACAGTTGATTGTTAGTTAAACAATACGAAGTTGTTAGCAGCTTGAACTACTAAACATCTTTCAGATAAGTAATGTACTTGCATTACATCATCTCCAGAAGTAGTAGCACCACCAACAGATCCAGTGATCCAAGACTTCATACGACGATCATCAGCCTCAGAAGCGCGGTAACGAACGTGTAGGAATGGACGCTTGATGTTTTTACCAAGAACTTGATCGTAAACAGAAGAAGTTCCAGCAGGAATCAATACACCACGTACACCGAAGTCAGCAGCTCCACGAGTAGAAGCATCGTTAAGGTATTTCCAGTCAGTTTTGTAGAAATCGTAAGAACCTCTGCGGAAACCAGAGAATCCTAGATTAAGAGCCATATCGGCAGAGTTGTTGAATACTCCGAATGAAGTACCGTTTTCGTAGTTAGCGTTACCAATACCAGCAAGCATATCGTCGATAGTAAGGGCTAAATCGCGGTTAACGAAAAGCATGTTTTCTTCGATAGCACCTTGTTTGTCAAGAGCTTTAAGAAGATTGTCAAAATCAGCTAGGTTTGCAGCAGCAGAACCAGCACCAGTTGAATCAACACCAGCATTGTAGTGTCCACGATCTTGAATAGCAGCGAAAAGACCTTCTGTTCCAGAAATACCATCAAGGATTTCAGTTGCAGATTTTTCAGCTTCAACCAGAGACATTTCTAAGTAATCTTCGAAACGCTTACGAGTATCAGCCTCAGCCTTAACATACCATAGGTAGCCTGATTGACCAGCCTCACCACTTACTTCAACCCAACCAATTTGAGCAGCATCAGATCCAGAGATTTCATAGAAATCTTTAAGGATGATAGGCTTATTGGTGTAAGATTTGAATTGTGGCTCGATTTTTTCGGTCATGCTAGAAGAACCTTTCTTAAATTCAGAACCATAAACGAAAAGAGTTACAGCACCAGCAGTCATTGAAGCACCAGCAACAAGAGCACCTTTGTAACCTTTTACTTTGATAGAAGTAGAACCTACTTCAGTAACGATAGCTTTAGCAGTGATGCTTCCATCAGTGATAGCTACAGTTTGGTTAAGACGTACAGCGTGTCCTGAAGCAAGACCACTGATAGAGTTAGTTCCACCATCAGCACCTGGAGTTGCGATATCAGCTCCAAGAGTTCCAGTGTAAGAAAGGTGTAGACGACCTTGCTCTGACCATACTACTTGATCAGATGACATAGGCATTTCAGCACCTACCATTCTAAGGAAACCACCGATAGAGCGATCTCCGTATTTTTCTACTTCAGCTTCGTAAAGCTCAGGTAGATATTGTTGCGCCCATCCAGCAACAGCGCTTGAAGTAAAATCAAGGTAGTTAGTTGGCAAAGCGGCTTTTTGCGGGGTTGGAGTAACAACTCCATTTCCTAATGTAATAGCCATTGTTTAAAATTTAGTTTTTGTTTAGTTTTTTATTTTAATTCTTAGTTTTGAACTATCATCGCCAGAAACAGCTCTCACTTTCATTCCTCCGGCATCAACAAATCCTTGATTTATTTTTCTTGGATCCATGTTGATATTTTTAGCTTCTGCCTCCATTTTCTTTACAGCATCAGCCATACCTTGCTCATAAAAATGATTTGCTATTTTATCAGCGTTTCTAGCAGCAAACAAAGCTTTGTGGTAACCTTTGGCATCTTTTAGCATATTGTCTTCGCCTAAGAACGTCTTAAACGCATTTAAAATATCGCTTTGCACCTGTTTGGTTTCTTGAACGTCATTCACTTTAAACCTATACGTGTTGTCTCCAACCTTGAAATCAAAACCTTTGAATTCATTATTGAAAACTTGATCGGTTTGTTTTGTGAAATGTTCAGAAACTTTGTTCTGCACAGCAGTTAGTTCTTCCTGCTGTTTTTTATAATTGTTATAAAACTCTACTGCTTCTTTTTGTTCTGGGGCTAGTTTTGAATTTAATTTAATTTCATCGTAATATTTACCCTTTAAATCAATAAGAAAGTTTCGAGCTTTAGCAATTTCTTCTTTATATGCGAGTTTTTTTCTACGTATATCTCGCTCGTCATCCACGTCTTCATCGAAAGAAAAACTATCTTCAATTAAAAAACTAATTTCTTCATTATCTAAATGAGGCTTAGTTTGTTTGTAGTATTCTCTTAACAAAGTTTGCTGATCAACAGAGGTATAGTCCGTGTTCAGCCTAACGTAGTCTTCTAAACTACCACCAGTTTCTTTCATAAAGTCTATGACTTTTTGAATATTCTCTGGAAGTTCTATTTGTTGAACTACTTCTTCTTTTTGTAGCTCTGCTTCTTGGCTTTGGGCTTCATACTGCCCTTGCTCTTGGGTTTGTTGCAACTCGGCATCTTGATCTTCTTTTATTAGTTCTAAGACTTCTTCTTTTTGTTCGGTAGGTTCTTCGGTACTCCGTACTTCTTCGCCCATTTCTTCGCCAGTTTCGGCTCCTTCAGAAACAGATACCTCATCTGTGCTTTGCTTTTGAATGGCATCTTTTGGTTCGTTTAAATTAACCTTGTATACACCATCGTTTTCTTTTGTTGAAAAACCAGAGTTTTCTAAAACCTGTTCTTCTCTTTCAGATGTACTTGGCGTATCATCGTTTACTAAGTTTACTTTGTAATCTGACATAATATAATATTATAAAATAAGTTGTTTTTTATCTAGGTTCAAATTGCTCAAGGCCGAAACCACCTAGCGTATCAAATCCAGCAGATTCAAAATCTTTTGGACCAACATTTCCTTTTCTTTGTTCTATAAGTTCAGACTGTTGTGTAGCCTGAATTTTAGTACGCTTATCTTTTCTATCTTCTTTATAAGCTTCTTTACCATTAATCACTTGCATTTCAAGTTGTTTAAGTTGCATGTTTAAATCAAACTCATGAAGCATTAATTGTTTTTTAATCTCGGCCTCTCTTTCAAGCTTTTGCATTTCAAGATTTGCCTTAACCTGCTCTAATTGAACTTTTCCTTCAGTAAGAGCCTGTTCTTTTTGCATTTCAGCAGCGGCAGCTTCTTGTGCTGCTCTGGCATTAGAATCTGATTGAGCTTGAATATTTTCTAATTGATTAACTCTATCTTCTTCTGATTTCTTACGTCTTCTTAGTTTTAGAAGTTGATTTGCAAGTTTTGTATTTTTTATATCTCTAATATCAATAGCGTCTTCAAGATATATTTGATCTCTTTGTAATGCTACTTGTATATTGTTTTCGAGTAATTGTTTTTCTTCTTCATCTGGAGCGAGTTCCAAATAAATGCCAAAATCGTGTAAGTGTAGTTTTTCTATTTCTTTTAACGTACCAACATTAAACTTGCCTATACCAGCCACAAACGCAGCTGTTGTATTTGAATATTGTAAAACATCCGATATTCTAAGAGAAATAGCTTCAGCTGTTTTAAGGGTTAAATATAATCCCGATTGTAACACGTGTCTTGTAGCAGTGTTTGAATTTGCGGCAGCTAATTTTTGAAGACCAACAAGAGATCTTTCATCTGGCATACTACCGTCTCTAGCCTCATTGAGTCCTGTAACATCACGAATCATTTGTAGGTAATAATTGTAGGAATTTATTAAAGCGCCTATTTTATTACCACCAGCACCAGACTGTAATTCTTGAACAGGTATACGACCGTGATTAAACTCACCGTCTTGCGTCATTGATCTACCAATTACACTACCTGTTTGAAAGTACATGTTTAATGCTTCCTGTGGATTATAATTAGTTCCATTACCTAAATCAATTTCAGCAATACCATCGGCATCAAGATAAACGCCATCTGGTACCATACGAGAAAGTACTTGTTGTAATTTTAAATGCGTAAGTTGAATCATATCAGCAAACGATGTCATTCTACTTACAAGCGATTCAATTTTACCTTTATAAATTCTTGGCGCTACTATATTGTAAGACATTTGAACTTTTGTAGTATCAGATTTTGGTCTTACCATATTCTCGGCAAGTTTCCATTCAAGAAGCTTGTGATGTCCAATTACTTTTGCGCCAGTATATAATACCTCTATTGATCTAGACACTTTTTCAAATCTAGCTCTTGAGTCGCCTGGAGGATTAAAGGTGTCATCTTTTTCTATAGCTTTAGCTCCGCCGCTTGATGTTTCTTTTATTTTATATACTTGATTCTTAAATGTTTTATATTCAAAATAAAGTACGTAAACGTAGTTTCTATCTTCAGCATCAGACGAAGAATAAGACTTGTTATAAAGCATAGAATTACTTCCACTGCCTTCAATATCTTTAATATCTTCTTCTGTTAGGTCTGGGTATTGTTTTTTAAGATCTACAATACTTACTCTGCGTATTTCACCTACATAATATAAATCATCAAAATAAGGTGAATCTGTATAAGAATAAACTAAATCAGCTGGATCAACGTATTCTAGCTTTATGCCTTCAGATGTGTTAAATGTGTTTTTAACACAAGCTATACCAACAACGGTTAAATCATAATCAAGTCTTTTCTTTAACAAGTTGTACTTGTTGTAGTCTAAAACATTATTGATTGCTTCTTCTTCTGCTATCTCTATAGACTGCTTGTAGTCTAATTGCATATGAAGTTGTAGTTCTTCTGTTGATTGCGGAAGATTTTCTTGATCTGTTTTAAACATGTTAACGCCAAACTCTTGTTGTATAGTTTGAAGTAGTTCAGCGTTTTGCATATCTCTCAATATGTCATTCAAGTAATTTGTTTTTTCTTGAACAGCTGCTGGATCTTGAGAATAAGCTTTAATATCATATAATCTTTCGCCAATACCATTAACAACAATGTCTACAAACTTCGGAATAATAGGTACTGGTTTCCAGTCTAAATTAAGATAAGACAAGTCGCCGTTAATAGACAACTCATCTTTATATTTCTGTATAGACTGTTCACCTCTAGCGTAAAGTCTTAGCCTGTGAAAATTATCTCGGTTTGCATAGAATCTAACACTGCCAGAATCTCTCTTAAACCATTCGCCTTCTATAGCCTTAGCAACTTCTAAGCCATACTCAAAGCTAGCTTTTTCTCCGTCACTAACAGCTTGGCTAGGAAATATACCTCTAGGTAATACTTTTGACATTTATTCTATTATTTTTGAAATGTATCCGTTGTTATTATATTTTTTAAATTCAAAACCCAGCGTTACAGCTTGTCTTTCTTGCTTAGGCGTGTATAAATGCCTGTTGCAGGCCATTATAGCTAAACCAGAAGATATAGTTGCATCAAACTGTGTTCTTTTATTTATATCAAACTTAGCCCAGTCATTAAGTGTTTTGTTGAAATACATATTACCGTAATTGCCTTCGCTAGTCTGACCTACATACTTTTGTATATAACTCTCTATTGCAGCAGCGTGCGCTTGTTTAATGTCTTCGCCTGAGTTTGGTATACCGCCTATCTCTTTTTCTGTTGTAGAAAGCTTATTATATGTTTTATCTGGCCTGTTCATTGAATACCCTCTATATCCCCTGCGTTTTAAATAATATAACAATCTTGGTTTGTTATTTTCCGCAAGCATAGGCATACCGTAAAATACTAATGCCATTAAAACGTCTTCAAAAAACATTTCAGCAGTTTGAGGTCTAGCTATGTATTCTAAGAAAAAAGCATTAGGTGGCGCATCTTCCATACTATACTTAGTAAGGCCATGTAGCGCACCCTTAGATCCTCTACCGTCTACTGTTCCAGATATATCATAGCTATCGCAGCCAAACGCGCCTATATGCTCGTTTCCAGGATACCTAATACCATTTCTTATTTCGTATTTATTCTGTAAACTTAGAGGCGGTATCCAAGAAATATTAAATCTACCATCGTTGTTAGGCGCAAATATAACCCTTGTATCTTGTATGCCATTTTCCCACTGGAAACTACCTTTGGTAGTAAGACCTTGATACTTTGCTTCTTCATTAAAATCTATTTGGTCGTATATTCTTGCCAGGTTAAATACGCTGCTTTTTGTTTCGTCTCTAAACGCGTGCTCCTCTGATCGAGGAAACTGTCGGTAAAATTCATTTAAAGCGTCTTGATCTTCTTTTAATCCTGCAACTTCGTTCTCCCAATGTTCTATTACACCAATGTCAATACTCTCTCCCATCGGTCCTTTAACCGGCGTTTCTGGCGTATCGAATACAGGTATTCCATAAGCATCGATGAATCCTTCGTAGTTCCATTCCATAGGTATGAACAAACTATATAATCCACTGCGAGTCTGTCCATTGCGGTTTCTTTGCGTGACATCTGAATCGTAATAAAGCTTTTTAAAGTTGTCTCCTCCTTTGTCCAGCGCATTGGATGTTGATCCCATCATACATTTACCAATGATACGACTACCTAGTCTAAGGCACGTTTTTGTTACGCGCCAGTTGTTTAATATATTGTCAGGCCTTTCCCACTTACCACTTTCATCGTGTACTAATAATGCTAGCTTTTCACCATCATACGAGTTATCACCCGTGTTTTTCCAGTCAATCGTGGTATCAAGTCCTTCGAGTATTTCTTTTTCTTTATTCTGTATGGACTTTTTTGTAAGCTTTGAAGCTGGAACCCTATATGCGAGTTCTGACTTCGGCCTGTCCATACCGTCTTGTATTGGCTTAAAGAAAAACGGATAGTTGATTGATATGGGCACAACCTTGTCTGTAAACATCTTTTTAGCATCGGATCCAGACTTTGATAGTATACCAAACCTAGAATCTGATGTAATCGTAGCAAGGTTAACAGTTTCTGCACTTGACATAAATGAAAACCCAGAACGTCTGTTTTTAAGGTAACACATGCCGTAGCACCTCTCGTCAGCTTTACATGCCTCCCAAAATATAAAGAATAACCTGTTTGCTTCACGAAAATCAGGAGCACCTACATCTATCTTGCTCCATTGCAGATACATGTAATGTGTCCCTGTTATGTATGTTGGTTTATCCTTGTTTAAAAACCAAAAACCTTTTTCACGTCTTTCAAACTCTTCATCTATATACTCCTCCCACGTATCTTTAAACTCAGTAGGAGCATCTCTCCAATCAAATATAGTATTTATACGCTGCAACTCCTTCGGGTAATCAAACCGTTCCCATTTACTGGATTTGTTGCTATACACATCCGCTTGCTTTGGCAGCGCAATATGCAGGTTTTGTATTTCGTATATATCTCCTATCTCACCAGTCCTACTTATAACTACAATACCACACTCTTTATCGTAACCGTATTTCCAAGACTTTGCTTTATTTCTACGGTGTATTGTTGTTAGTTTGACTGGCTCAACGATTTTATATAAGGTCTGTTGATATTCCATTACTTGCTTCTTCTTTCAGCGAAACCTTTAAAAGATTCTTTCTTGTCTTCTATAGGTTTATTTTCTAACAATGCTTTCTCGTTTTCAATACGTGTAAGTATTTCAAAAGCATCAAATATTGCTAATTTTTTTGTAGCTGCAGCATTTTTTAATCTATCTGCAGAAACATCTTCTTCGGTATTAGTGATAATCTTTTCTTCAGCTACCCGTATTAGCTCTTCTACCGCTTTGTAACCAGCTTGGATTATATTCAACTTCTGTTCCTTGATATTCATATTTAATACAAATTGAATTAGTTGGAACCCTGTACAACCTTTCGTTGTCTATGATAAATTCATATTCGCTATCAGGTGTAAATCCTATAAGGTCATTTACTTTTATACCATTTTTAGCAAGCGTATTATCTGCATATTTAATTATGCCTATAAGCTCTTCTTCTGGTTCCATAGAAAAAAGCTTTCTATTCTGTATTGGTTTTACAAAACAAAAACCATCTAACGCCTTCCATTTATCATTTCTTTTATACATGAATACTTGATCAGGAAACACAAAGTATTTGTCTTCTTCGAAATAACTTTTACTATTCACCTCTTCTCCTCTGATATTATGGAAACGTCTAAATACGTTGTGATGAACAATTACTTCATCTCCTTTTTTAATACCAGTCTTTTCTAGTATAGGTGTTTCTAATACTACGCCTACGCGACTGACAAATTTGTGATCCTGAAGTTCTGTATTCAGTATAAGATCTATATCATTTACTCTTGTTGTATTCTGGTACCTGGTTTCTTTTGGTTCTACTAAAAAAGCATTTAAACTTCTCATCTAGTATTCAAGATTATATTCTATACTTATCGCCATATTTTTGTTAAAATCTTTCCAAGGTAACACCTCGTTTTGTTTTGTTATGTAAATAGTATATTTATATTCATCTTCAATAATGTCACAAATAGTGTGACCACCATATACTTCCTGCCCTACAGCGTAGTGCATAGCCGAGTCTTTGTAGTCTCTGCCTACGCTTATCTTTCTTATTAAATTCATATTATATTAATTTATAAAGCTATCGCTTATTACGAGCTTTTGGTACGCAGTTAGGAACCTTACGGCCTCCTTTTTTCTTCATACCAATCATCTCGTAGCCTTTCCAGCAAGGGGATTTTTTAGCTTTCATTTTCTACCATTTTACTTTGTCAGCCCAGTAAGCCGCAGACATTTTGCCTTTACCAATGTTCTTAGCATGCCGCGCTTTAAAACTCTTGCGTCGCGCTTTAGACTTTGCATCAGTTTTGCTTCCTGCTCCACTAACTCCTTGCTGCCCAAATCTAATAATCTTCTCTTGTCCATTTGAACATGCTTTTACTACATGCGATTTAGTTGGGTGACTTGGTGTTCTTTTCGGCTTGTTACAAGCCATTTTAGATTTATCAAGTCTTGCCATTATTTTACTTTAAAGCTTTTTTAGCGTTTCTAACTTTAGTCTTTGTGTTTTCTACTTTTTCACTGACTGTGTTTTTAACGTCTTGAACTTTTTCTTTAACGTCGTCAATTTTGTCTTCGATAACATCTGGGATAAAATCACCATCTTTATCTTCTAACAAACCTTTGCTTTTAGCTTTCATAGCCAAAAACCACAAACCACCGATTACTAGTAGAACAACTAATAAAATTAAAATTACTTTCATACTTTTTAAATTTAGATTTATTTACATTTACCTGCGTGAACTTTTCCGCACTTTGAACACTTCTTTTTTGATCCCGATTTTTTAGTCTTGTTGTAAGGCATAATTTAGTTTGGTTTTTTTGTTAATAATCTTTTTACCATTACGTCGCATTATCTTAACGTAGTCTGTCGTGTATTTTTTTTTAATGACAATCTCAAGATCATCATTAGCGTAAACTTTCTGAATAACGTTGATAATTGGATTATCCTCGCTAGACTCTAACCATTGAGTCCTAGATGTTATATCTTCTGAAGACACGACCTTCACTGAAGAACAACTAGCCAAAAAGAAAGCTGAAATTAGTAATAGTTTTTTCATCTTTCTTTATCTTTAATCATATCATCTATAGCTTTGTTATATACTTTGTCGCTATAGCTTTTGTTTTTGTAAAAAACATTAGACTGAGTAATAGGTATATCTTCTTCACCTAACATGATTTTGTATATCCTGTTTATCATCAATCTAGTTTTCATCGATGTTTTATAAAGTGCGTACTTACTGTCTTTTCTATTACGTTCTTTCCAAACATCAATCCATCCTTCTGTTCGAAGTCTTTCCCATCGATGCTTGTCCCACGTGTACGTAAATACACCATTTATAAAGTCGTCTCTTTTAAAAAGACCTTTGCAGTCGAGATAAATAAGTAATTCTAAATCGGCATCTTTTAAGCCGTATTGCTTACAAACCCATCTTCTAATTAATCTATAGTATTTAAGTAAATTTAAATCCCTTAAATCCTCTGCTGAGAGTTTCATACCACAAGCACAATATCTTGTTGCCTTACAACGTGGTATAACTTTTCATTGTATTCTATACCGTGTCCAGCGTGTCTGTCGTAGTATATAATATCATTTTCTTTTATACCCTCAGTTAGATTACCAACGCTTAGTATTTTACCTTTTAAGTATCTAATATCGTCAGTGTGCGTATCTGTTATAAGAAGACCGTTTTGTTTTTTTGGTTCTTCTTTTATTTTCTCTATAACAACATAATTATTTACCGCCCTCATTGCTCTATCCTTTTATTACTGATAACACAGTCTGCAGAAATAATCGTGTTAACTACACTTACAGCATTTTTTAGCGCTGTCTTTGTTACAAGAACTGGATCTATAATACCTGCTTTAATCATATTTACAGGTTTGCCAGTTATAACATTTATACCCCAACCTTTTCTATAAGTAAAATCGCTCGGTACTTCTATGCCAGCGTTTTCTAATATTGTACTAAAAGGTGATAACAAAGCTCTTTGAAAATAAAGATCAACATTATCTTTTGAGTTCATCTTTTGTATTGCATTAATCAAAGCAACCCCACCGCCAGGCACAATACCTTCTTGCAATGCCGCCTTAACAGCGTAGATAGCGTCTTCCACCCTATCTTTTTTTTCTTTCAACTCAACCTTACTATTCGCGCCAACTTTAATAATACCTACAGATCCAGATAACATCGCCAATCTTTGCTCAAGCTTTTTCTTGATATAAGGATTAGTTTCATTTTGTATTTTCTTTTGTACAGTATCTATACGGTCTAAAGCTTCTTGCGGTACGGTTTCTATTGTTATTACCGTGCTATTTGCATCAGTGACACTTTTAATAGCTTCACCTAATACTTCAGGTTGAATCAAATCAAGATCATCACCTAACTGTTCATCTATAATAGTTGCGCCAGTTAATGCAGCTAGATCTTCTATTGTGTCTCTTTTTGTAGAACCAAAGCCAGGAACATCAACAATGTTAATCTTGATATTACCTTTTACTTTGTTTGTTAATAAAGCAGCGTATGGTTGTTGTTCAACTTCTGCCACGATTAATAAGCTGCGCTTTTCTTTTATAACATGTTCTAGTACAGCTTGTATTTTTCTTATGCTAGGGATTGGTGACGCTACAATTAGTATGTATGGATTTTCTAATTCAGACTTGTCGTTGTCTTCGTTTGTAGCTAAGTGCGGTGATTTTAAACCTGAGTCAAACTGAACTCCATCAACTATTTCAAAGTATGTTGTTTCAGATTCAGACTCTTCCATTAAAACAACACCGTGCTTACCAACTTTGTTGTATGCTTCAGAAATCATACTACCTAAAACTAAGTCGTTGTTTGTAGATATAGTAGCAACATCTCTCAACATACTTCCTTCTACTTCGATTTTGTTTTTATCTAAATATGTATTTACAAAATCTAATCCAGAATTATAAGCGTCATGAAGTTCCCTTATTTTGACACCATTGTCTAAGGCATTTTTTGCCTGTCTTAGTAGTGATTGAGCGAGGACGGTAGAAGTTGTCGTACCGTCACCCGCTTCTTTCACTGTATTTTTGGCGGCTTCTTTAATTAGTGTAGCACCCATGTTTTCAACTGGGTCGTAAAGTACAACCGATTCGGCTACAGTAACACCGTCTTTAGTTATAACTGGTTTACCAAGAGCATCTTCGTAAATTACACACTTACCTGAAGCGCCAAGGGTTGACTTAACAGCATTAGCTAGTTTGTCAACGCCACTTATTATTTTTTCACTGGCTGATTCGCCAAATGAAAGATCTTTAACAATCTCACTTGGTTGATTATATTCCATTTAATTAAATTTATAAAAGTGTGGTTAGTTAAAGGTTTTTACTACTTTGGGTCCTTTCAAAAACTCAAGTCTTTTGCGATAATGCTCGATCGATGCGTCTATTGCAGCTTCACAAGTTTTAATTGTTTCTCTGCGTGTTACATCAACCCATTGTCCATCATGCTCGTACTCGGCCTGGTAATACCCATTTGGTAACTGAACAATTCTCCAGTTCTTTTTGTCAGCGATGTGCTCCCAAAGCGTCCTGGTTTCTTCGGGTACTCCTGTATCGCCTTGCGACCAAGAGTAGGTTTTGTAAAAATAGGTCATGGTTTTGGTTATTGGTTTTTTTAAAGCTAACCAATTAAGCTTCGTCTTCGGTAATTTCGGTGTAAGTTCCGTCTTGGATATTGATAGAAACTTTACCGTACTCTTCTTCTAAAGTTGTTTGCATTTTTTGAAGTTCATCTTGAGCAACTACTAGCTGATGTAGTAAAATGTGTTTTTGCCCTTCAAGCGTTCCAATTTGTCTTTGAAATTCTTGGATTGTTGCAATTTTCTTTTGAAGATTCTCTAATTGTTTTTCTGTGATCTTTGACATGATAAAAAATTATTTGATTATAGTTTATATATTACTTATTTTGCTGTTGATTTAATTTGTTTGCACTCGATCTGCTATAAAATATATTTTATTGTCCATCTTCTTGTAATTTACGTAAAAAACGAAACATAGCCATATTTGCTAGATATTCTCCTTTATTTTTTCTATTTTCAGGATTAACAAGATATTTTGCTAGCTCTTTAATTTTTTGTTCTAAATTTTCCATACTATACTAATTCAAACCAAACGTGAATAACATAATTTGAAAGTGTAACTTGATAATTTGCTGCTGGTTGATTTGCTTGAATAGCCCAATTATATTCACTTTGGTTACCAATACAAGCATCATAATCATAAGCTTCAAAATAAGTTTGGTTAAAATATGATCTAATATAAAAATCATTACCAACAGCCATCGTAAAGTTATTAGTTGTTGCTGTAGTGTTTACTACTTGATTCCAAGCACTTCCGCTTCCGTTGTTATATTTAGCGTAATTAAGGCTAACTCCATTACCACCAATAACTTGTACTGCATTAAACGCGCCACTTCCAGTGTATAAGTTAGTGTTACCAGAAATAAATTTTATCTTCATCACTTGCGTAGCTGAAGTGTTATTGTTAAAAGTAAGTGGTGGAGTAAAAACACCTGAAGCTCCAAAGTATGCATAAAATGCCCAACTAGGATCATCATTATAATAAATACAATAATATGTATCTTCCTCTAAATATAAGCCATATAAATAAGAATAATAATTATAATTATTTTGACTCCAAGAACTACCTTGAACACTCCACGATACAACATACGGATTTGAAGCAGTTCCTCCTCCACTTATAGAACTAGCACCACTTACATAATTTGGCGGGGTGTAAGAAGAATACCCATAAAACTCAGACATAGCATCTGGAGTTCCTTTTCCAGCTGCGGCAGACAGTGTTCTTAAAGAGTTACTTGAACTTCCAAGCTCTGTTTTAATCTGCGATATAGATATTGCTCCACTACTCTGTAATGCCATTATGCTTCTGGTTCTACAACAGGAGTAGCTGATATTAACCACTCAAGCTCAGTTACTTCTTCGTTTTTGGGTGTTAGTTTCTCAGCTATAGCTTTAGCGATCACCTCATCCATGTGATCGGTAGGGTGGTTAGCTTTAGCCCACTCAATTACATCAGCCTCAGTGAGCGTTGTAATCTCGGTAAAGTTTTCAGGATTTGGTGCTCCAACAGGGCAAGCGCCGTGAAAAGTGTGTGACTCTCCAGAGTCTGCATCTGTTCCTGTGTAGTCAAATCTAATGTGTGTGATTACATTTGACAAGCCGTCAAGCGAAGGTGCTTTTTTCAAAGCCGTAATCTTCCATTCGTAAGTTAAGTTCATATCTAGTTGTTTATGTTATACAAATATAGTAATTACTTGTTTATGAGTGCTTTTAATTCTTCAATTTGTTGTTGTTGTTCTTTTATGGCTTCTATAAGGAGCGGTACAATTTTTTCATACTGAACAGTTAAGTAGTTTTCTCCAGATCTTGAGTTACCTTCTTCGTCTGTATCAAATGGTGCTGGTCTAACAGCATCAGGAAGTACAGCTTGCACTTCCTGGGCAATAACTCCTACATCGTGTATTCTTTGTCTTGTGTAGTGTATTTCTTCAAGGTTATCTTTCCAATCAAAAGTAACACCATTAAGAGATTTTACTTTTTCTATAGCGTCCGGTATGTTCTTTATGTTTTCTTTTAATCTTTTATCAGATGTGTTTGCTGTTACATCTCCAACGAAAGTAGCGGCTCCACCACCAGAATACAAATTATTAGTTAGGTTCCATGTAGCAGGCCATTGTCCATTAACTTGTGTCCAAGTAGTAGTATCATTTCCCCCTCTAAGAACGTACAGTAGATTGGAGTTACAATGAAGCATTGCAGAGTTGTGGTTTGTATCTCTTAGTATTACTGTAGGATCGGTACCTCTAATTACAAGTCTATTTGAATCAAAATAAGTATTAGTATCATTAGAGTCATAGAATATAGGAGCACGAGATGAACCTGGTGAAAGTGTATATGAATCATAAACCTCAAATTCTACATTATTATTACATCTAAGTTCCAAAGGACTAGTTCCAGTCTGTGTCCTAACCGCCCAATGGCCGTCGTTGTCTAATAATCCAAATCCACCTGTGCTACTATATATAAAACCTCTTAATATATTTCCGCCATCATAAAATTTAATACCGCCGTAAGAAGTATTACCGTGTTTAAAATTTAAATAACTATCATTTCCGTCATCATAAAACCTAACGTTATCTTGGAAGTGTAACTGACCCACATAATCAACGGTTCCATTATTCATATCAATTGAACCAGTCATTGTAAGAGCGTATCCTGACTGAATAGCCTCGCCACCTATTGCTACTTGTCCTCTTATAAGTACGTCATTTGCATTTTCTCCAAGATACATTATTTGTCCGTTTGTATCTCCATACCAGTGTTGCGCTTGAAGCACAAAAAAAGCGGTATCGTATCGTGGTGTTGCAGAGGTTGAAGTAGATTTAAAATCCACTCCTGTTATAAAGTTTAAATTACTTGTACCAGCGGGATCTACATAATACCCAGTGTTAGTTAAAGCATAATATGTAGGCGCTTGTACGCCAGTTTCTCCAAATAATCTTCTACCTCTAAAGCGATAATCTCCTGTATCGCCTGGTTCACCCCAGTAAACACTTTTACCAGTTTCAAAATTATAAACACCAGACGTTACACTGCTGCTACTAATATGAGGTATTCTCCAATACCCAGATCCTGCAGACACTTTATAACTAGGATTACTAAGATTGGTAAAATCACCAGTACCGCCGCTATATATAGATGAAAAAGTAATCGTACCAGACGCCGTATCTGCGGTATCGCTTCTTAAATACTTAGGATCAGTCTGTGTTGTTATGTTAAATGAAGTCAAATACCCCGCACTTGCATGGTTACCCCAACCGTACGCAGTATTCCAATTACTACTGTTATTTGTAGTGGTGTACCAAGATGAAGTCGTGTAGATAGGATCTGTTTCAGTAAACGATGTCAAGTATCTATTGTCGAGATCTACGGTAACTGTTTCGCCGCCAAACCTTGTAAGCGTTAAGACGCCATCGGAGGTGTTAAAACTTGCTGAGGATACATAATCATTGGCATCAGATAGAAATGCTGAGAAATCAACTGTAAATGTGCTAGAATCATCTCTAGTAAACGTAGCCACACCTGTACCTCCGTCTAATGTACCAGAAACTAATCTAGCAAGGTTAGTATCGTCAATATATTGCGCTAATGATAAATCAGTTGTAGTAGAATCTCTATTTGTTACAACGAGTTTTGTGTTAACTGTATCATGTGTTATACTGGTCACGTAATTGCCAAAGTCAGTGATATCAGATTCCGTATGGTTATGCCCTAATAATGAGTATAATCCAGCGTGATCACCCCAATTATACGCAGAGTCCCAATTGACAG